ATTTCTTCATTATTCCATATAGTATACGCAATCTTATTGCACCAAGTATTTATTTGTATATTATAATCAAGATTTTCAATCTGTGAAAAACATTTATGACCAATGTCATATGCTGAAGAAGTGCTACTTAATGTAAACACAGGTATACCTTGTTCAATGGCTTCTACACAACTGTTACTACTATATGTGACTACGCAATATGCGTTATCAAAATCTTCTTTTAATCCTAGGCCGCCATTAAGTGTTGTATTAGAATTATAATTTTTACTCATACTAACATTTTTATATGTACTATTTAAATATTCTTCTTTTTCGTATAATGCTTTACTACCAAGAGGATGTAGTCGAACAACTATAGGACGTTCAGTATGTTTGCGTATTTGTTTTATTTGTTCTATAATATAATCGTCAAAAGATTTATAACCAGCATCATACATTTCTATTAATGCACTATCGCCTTCTAATTGTCCCATTATTAAAATGTTATCACCAGGACTGTGCCAATCAATAAAGTTAAGATTATTTTCTTTTTGTATTTTTAACCAACGACTATCGTCTACATTAGTATTATTAAATTTACCAATACCATTTTTATAACTAGTCCAGCCCCATCTTTTATAAGTTGGTAGCTGTCGCATAGCACCTTCTTCGCATACAAGAAACGGAAGATTGGTACTTAATACATATTTGTAAGCATCAACTTTATCTTGTCTATTGTAAGTAAGATAAGGATTGTAAATATTAAACTGTACAAAACAATCTGTATTATAATTTTTATTTAGATTATATTTTGTAGAGAAATAACTATCACGATGTCGTCTAACTCCGGATTCAAATTGTTCTATTTTATTTTTTACAATTTGTTTAAACCCGGTTATTATCATAAGTTTCTCGTGAGGCTCGCTGTATCTATATTATTACCGATGGCATAATAAGGATGCAATCTAGCAACTGTAGGCACTGTTGTTTGAAGTTTAACTATAGTTGCATTAATTTGTTGATCAGCTGGTCTGTGACCATTAACCTGAATATATCGTATAAGTTTTATAGCGGCATGTGGTTTTATTATATAAGAATATGCGCCTTTAAAATAATCTTTAAGTCCTTGCTTTAATACCTTTGTAGGATCATTAGTATACGGTTCGACTGTAATATCTAAATGTTTTTCGTCTTCTAAGTCAAATTCGTAATTTTTACTATATGGATCTAGTCTATCTAGTTTTAATACATCATCAAATTGATTTAATATTGTATCGTCGATTGGTCTAATTAAATAGCCGTCATGTTCTAAAATAATAATAGGTTCATTTAATTGTACACAAGTCTGCCATAGATAATAATGACTAAAGAAACAACCAATGACACCTAGTCGACCTTTTTTAAATTTTCCTTGTTTTTTTATCTTTGTTGTATTATAGTGATGTTGGAAGTCGTTGCCGTTTATTGCTTTGTAATATGATGGACGAAGGCCGTGTTTAACAGCCTGTAATAAACACTCTTCTGCCATTTGACTTGAATGTTCATTTTCTTCTAGTCGTATGATAAAACTTTTTATCAAAGACTTGCGTCCTCCATACCAGCTACTCTAAGTTTTACAACATTAGTAATTTGCCATTGCTTCTGGTCAAGCCCTTTTAGTAAGCCTAACCACTTGTTACGCATTAGTGCAAACTCGTTGATAATCTTTTCATAGTCAACAACGTCTGCCTCACCGTCAACGTATTTTTCAACGTCACGGCTTGACAGAGCTCGTTGGTAATTTTCAAGATATTTCTTAAAGTATGAACTACGCAATCTGCGTAGCTCAATATTTAGATAGTTTAGTATAGCTTCAATTTCTTGAAGCTGATTGAAACGATGCTCAACGATACCGGGCATTTCTGCCGCGGCACGTTCAACATTACCTTTAAGTTTTACTTCTTGACGAGCATCAAGTAACTCGTTTTCAAAGAAAGCTACAGCACTAGGTATTTTAGAAACGTCTCTAGATACTTCGCTATACCAACCCATTATTCATCCCATTCAGATTCTTCGTCGAGATCATCTTCATTATCTAAATCTAAATAATATTTAATAGCATTATCTAAGGTATAACAATGCCCAAAGCATTGTTGAAAAGTTTCGTCATTAACGCCATAGTCTGCCATTAAGTCGACATACTTTTCTGCAGCCATTTCAACATGTTTTTTATCTAAGTACTCTTTCAAAGATGTCCAAATATCAACAATTTGCTCGTCATCCATACTATCTATTCCTCTGTTATTAAGTTTTCATCTATAAGTTCGACGTCATCCTCTACAACGTCATCAGAGGTATTTACCATAGGTGCCAATTTCTCATTGTATTCCGACATAATCATATTCATCTTAGACGGTTCCATCCATGCCTTACGATAATCGAGATGTTCTTCACCAGCTAGATCAATATACTTGAGTCTGTTACCTTGTTTTACCAACAAGTCTTTCTTCTCGAATAATTCAATAAGACCGCTGTAAGGATTCATACCTGTTTCGTATGGAATCTTTACTTGTACGCCTTCGAACGGTTTTGCATAACGAGTTTTCATTACTTTACAACCTGCTCTAATACCACGTACTTCGCTGATCTTATTACCAGCTTCATCTTCTTTTAGTTTCATCTTTTTCATTGCAACAACAATACTCGATGCATAGATAAAGCCTTGTCCGCCACTGATCTTGTCATCTGGGTCAAACATATCTTGTGATGCATATGTGTGGTTAGTACATACTAAGCCTACGTTGTAACTACCAATCATGTTAACAGTATTACGTACAAGTGAAGTTAGTGCTTTAGGCTTACGACCCATGTCACCTTTCATATCACCCTTGTTAAACTGATCAACATCTGTTGGTGTTAGTAGCATACCTAAACTGTCAACTACAAACAATACTTTAGGACGATCTTCTTCATCCATTGCTTTGTAGTCTGCCATAAATGTACTAATAGTTTTTGCTACATCATCGATCATTGACATATTAAGTTTGAGAAGTTTGTCTTCTCCTGTGTCAACATCAAGAGCTTGTAGCCAGCTCTCGTCAAGTGCATTCTCTGAGTCAATTAATACTACAAAGATACCTTGATCTTGTGCGTGTTTTACAATGTTACCTGCACAGAAATAACTTTTACCTGCGCCAGATTCTCCTGCAAACACTGTTACTTTGCCTAGCGGAACACCTCTGTGGAAGTCACCACTAATAAGATAGTTTAGTGCATATGAGCCTGTTGAGATCCAATCTGTAGGATCGTTAAAGCCACTACTCATGCCTGAGATACTTTTAGTCAAGTCCTTACGGAACTTACTAACATCAAACGATTTAGCCATATTTTTCTCCTGTTTTAAAAGTTGGGCAACTAAAAAGGGTTGCATCTTGCTAAAAGCAACCCTTTTAGTATGCTTTTATTAACTTTGACGTGCTCTAATCATTGCTAGAATGTCACTTGCATTGCCTTCATTCGAAGCCGCTGGTGCCGCTTCTGGTGCCGGTGCTGGTGCTGTTTCTGCTACTGGAGCCGGAGTTGCTTCTGGCTGTGTAACCGGTGCGCTTTGACTAGTTGCTGTTGCTTGTGGGCTTGCAGCTTTAGTCGGATCACCTGTACGTGCTTGCATACCTGCAGGACGGAAGTAACTACCCCAACGATCTGCATCAAATGCTTCACCGTCTACTGACGCCTCAAACATTTCTTGCATTACTTTGATTTCAACTTCGCCTGGCTTCTTAGGTAAAAAGTCACTTAGATTAAACAAGCCATGTGTATTAACAGCTTGCATCTCAGTATCACTTAATGGACGCTCTCTACGTGCCCAATTACTTGTGCCATAGTCTGCATAACCACCTTTTGATGTTTTGTTAAGACGGAAGTCAACACCAGCTGTATAATCAGTTGGCAATTCTTCCATGTCAGGATCCATAAGAGCCGCTTTAATAATTTGGAAAATCTGTGGACCAATAATAAAACGTCTAATTGGATTCTCAGGTGCTTGATCATCAGCTAATGGATTATCTGTAACAAATCCTTGGAAGATGTATGAACGCTTCTTCCAATACTTACGACCCATGTCTTCTAGACTTGGATCTTTAAACCAACCACGTACTTCGTTAAGAATATTACATGTTTCACCATACATTTCCATACATGGAATTTGTACTTGTGTTGGACGTGAGTCAGTTTGACCCTTAATACCTGCAAATGGAAGTTTGATCATCAAACGTTCTTTCCAAAAGAAAGTGCTGTCTTGATCGCCATCAGGTAAGAAACGCATCGTTGCCGACTCGCCTTCCTTGATATTCCAAAATGGGTAAATTGGGTTTGGACCTTGTGGTCCGCGGTTTCCACCTCCGCTGTTCGCTTCTTGCTCTTTGAGCTTCGCTCGGATTTCTGCTAATGATGCCATAGTTTGTGCCTCCTATAAATGCCTATGTCTGTTTTGTAGCTACATTGCTACAGTGCCTTTTTGTTTGTAGCACAGTTTTTATTATATGCTATTCTACAAACTTTGTCAAGTCTTTTTGGAAGAAAAACTTAAAAAACTTATAGTAGGACTATTATAGCCCTGCTAATCTGTATAAATCTGTTTGGCTAACGTCAAGTGTATTGTCTACTTCTTCTTCAGCATTTGTTTTTTCTGGTAAATTTATTACAGTATTATAGGCTTTCTTTAACATATCCATAGTAACTGTATCTTCACCATTATCCATTGCATTAAATAATTGTTCGATAGGCTCTATTTCATAACTATATCCTGCCATATCTAAATCATGAATTTTTTGCCCTAAATCAAAAGTTAATTTTTCATAATCAGGTGAACCTTTTTTTGTATTACCTTTCATACGATCATTAATTTTAACCAAAGTTTGTATTGTTGATGCTTTTACTCTTTCTGGTGCAAACTCATCATCTAAACTTTCTTCAACTGGTGCTTCTGTAGATTCCATTTCTTCTTCTCTGTAACCCATTACTTCTGATACACGATTGTTAATCTTTTCTAGGAATTGCTTTGCAGGTTCAATAAAGTGTTCACCATAATCCTTTTCTACCATAGTAAGGATTGCTGTTTCACCTTTTGGAAACTGTCCTGTTGTGTAATCAAAGTAACTAAGAATAAACTCTCCTAATGGAGTCTTTTGTTCATCTTTTTCTAATTTAATCTTTTCGCCGTCTGGTCTGTCAATCTCATCGCCTTCGTTCTTTTTACAACTACCTGGTTCACCTGCTGTTGTGCCTGGAACTCTTGAATAGCCTTTCCAACACTTGTCGTAAATTTTACTGTTACCGTGTTGTTCGCCTTCTTCAATTTCTTCTTC